AGTGCTATTAGTAGCCGCAGTCGTTTGCTAATTGCACAGCATGTTGCTGATAGCGCCGAAACACCTGCGCAACTTATTGATTGGCTAACCAAGAAGTATGTTGATAATTGGCAACTTAATGCAATGCGTCTAAGTGATGAAAAGAAAATGATGCGCACCACTGCACAGTTGATGTTAGTGCCAAAAGACCTAACAATGTTCGTGCGTCCTATTCAAAGCAATATCAAGTTTAACTTCTGGAAACTTAATGGCGCAAAGGATAACAAGATGTGGGTTGAATTGCTTACAAACCGTGTGTTGCGCACTGGCGAAGATGACCCATCTATTCCAACTAATCTATCACATATTGAAGATTAAACTGGAAAGTGGGCTAAACCCCAATCATAGGCTTTCCAATACACACCAAACAATACTGCATCTTCGCTGCGTTCAAATGACCACTGAGTGGTATACCCATGCGCTTCGTTAGCATAAGGCCATTTGTTTAGGGTAAACTTAATGTCATTTGACTCACACCATTTATACATCTGGTCAACCCAAAACTGCGAAGCATATGCAGCATGGGCGGCAGGTAGTGTGATATCAATTTTATAAATTTCAGTCATGATTACTTTTTGTGTTTGGTGTCCCCTGCCAGACTCGAACTGGCACTCCGAAGAAGCAGATTTTAAGTCTGCTGCGGCTACCTATTACGCCAAGGGGACATTATCTTTATTTTACACTAATACTATGTATAGAGTCAATTCTAAAAGAACGCCATTCGTCAATGTCAGTTACAAAAACTGCGAGCGAAGTATCGCTAACCTTGCGTTCGCGCTTCTCTTCGCCTTCTACTACAACCACAGGTGGTAGCAGTTCAGGCTTAAGAGTGCAAGGCATAGTGCGCAAATCGCCATTAACCTTAGTAAAAGTTACTTCGCATACACCTTCACGAAGCATATCACGCAGCATATCAATGCTTGGTTGAACTTGCGTATTAAATTCAATATAAGATGTCATTAGTCTATTACCTCTTTAGTTGACTTGGCCAATTCTTTATAGCCTGTTGCAGTAGGATGAATGCTATCGTGACTCAACCAGTTGTTATGCAACTTGATAGTGCCATCATTGAACTCTCGTGCCATATCTTCAATTGCCGCAAATGCAAGCGGAAATAGTTTTTCGTTAGGCAACACCCAGATAACATAATTTGCATCAACTCGTTCACGCAGAACCCATAGCTGCTCTCTGTCACTGACTTTAGGATTATCGTTTGAACCAAGACTTATGATCGCAATGCTACTAGTTGGAAGTTTGGTGCTATATGCTTCAACATAGTGTTCAGTGTTGATACCGACTTTAGCAATAGTTGTGCAATCACGGCGAACATCGCCAAGTCCTTTTGCAATACTATCACCTATAATTAAACAATCTAGCATATCATACTTCCTAAATTTTGGTAGGGGATGCCAGAGTCAAACTGGCTTAAGCACTGTTATGAGCAGTGAGCGTCCTTCACTTCCGCCTATCCCCCATAAATTAATTCTTTTATAGTATATTGTTTTTTTCTAATTTTGTCAATCTCTTTTTGTTTCAATACTATTAAATTTTTTACGACTGCCCATTTTGCTAGATCACGCTCTCGTTCATATCCTTTAACTTCAATAAATTTGTCAAAGTCAGGCAAATAAAAATCTGGAAAATATAAATGCCAATCATTATTCCAAAAGTATGGTATAGGATTTTCAGGTTGTTCAAACTTAATATTATTATCTAACAAAAATTTTCCTACTTCTAATTCCCAATTTCCTTTAAAAATATATCCAGAATGTTCAATATTTTTCACTCTTCCTGATATATTTTTTTTACTATACGAATCAGGATTATTTTTTACAACTTTCTTCATTCGTTCCGATTGTGCTTTTTTATATTCTTCGGTGTTATGTAATTTTTTAATTTTAACAGATATTTTTGTTTTTGTTTCTTCTGTTAGATCACCTTGTTTTATTCTTCCTTTTTTGCCCCATTCTTTTAATTTTTCTCGGTGTTCATCTGTAAAAAAATTAGGTTGACTTCCATTCTCATATTGTTGTTCCAACCAAGTTTTTTGCCTATCAGGATTGTTTTTACATAATCTTTGATGATTTTTTAATGAATTTAAATTTGTTTTAACTGACCCGCAAAATACGCATTCCATTTTTATTATCCTATTGATAATATTATTTAGAAAAAGTTAATAAAAATATTAATTAATGAAGGGGATGATATTAACTTATACTGTTTTGTTTAACCTGTCAAGAAAAAGTTTCTTTAACGCTTTCTCAAAGATTTCACTATTTCCTTCAACACGAGCCAAAAACAATTCGTAAACCAGTGGGTCATCTTTTTCTGGTTTGAAATTTACACCACGAGCCTCTAACTCTTCAATAAGTTCATCATCATCAAAGTCATCTAGATCAACTTCTACTTCTACATAATGTGCCATGATTTATCCTTTGAAATTTGGTAGGGACGCTAGGATTTGAACCTAGTCAAGAACACCCATCTGATGCTAAAGAGTTTATAAAACTCTCCCGTGTACCAACACCCGCCCCCACTATGGTTAGGCAGGTATGTAATGTAACAACTGACCTGCTATTGCGCCAAAGGCAGCAGCACTAACAAAGAATAAGAATTTCTTAAGCATTTGTGTCTCCGTTGTTTGTATTATAACTATATATCATTTTGAAAAATTGTCAAGTATTATCTTTAAAATATTCTTTTAAATATTTGAAGCATGCTTGCTTCACTTTTTCACTTGACCGTTCAAGAAATACTGTATTGGCAATAGACCATACATACCCGTTAGCATCAAACACCACATTGTCACGATAAGGCTTGTTGCAAATCTGACATTGCGGAATAATGTTGCCAGCTTCTAGCGGCTTCTCAGGGTCCATATGACCTTTTTCTAGCACCGTAATAGTTCCGCGCTTGCGATTGTTTGGCTTGTTTTCTTCACTTCCACAACAAGCACACCGAAATTTGTAATGATGCTTAACTGCGTCCCAGTTACCTGTTGTAACTGCAACGGCGCGATTATTTTTCCAATCTGGCGCAGTAAGGTTCATATCTAACAGCGCATAATAACTAGGCTTAAGCTTTGTGCCATCTGGCATTGCGCCATTGCGACTGCGAGCATTGTAACCATTGACATTGCTCATATGACGCAGTGACTGCGCGTCTGTTACTTTTTTGTTTAAAATATTACTAGCAAATTCTAGCGCATCCTTGCCATTAAACGCATGTCCAATATGACAATAAGCATAAAGATAGATCATACTAGTATTGGTACCAAACATAGGCGGTTTAGTTACGCCTAACTGTTTTAGGTTTGCTTCCCATTCACTATAAAATTTATCATAGATTGGTTTTGCTTCATCTAGTGTGGTTGGTAGCGCAATCATATTATTTCTCCAATAACTTTTTATCTAAGTATTTCCATGAGCGACGAGTTTAAAAACCTATATGGCAGTATGCTAGTCAAGGATGCCAAGAGCATTCAAAACGCATATATTAAAGAGTATATCATCGAAAACAAAATTACGCAACGAATATTTTCAGATGAACTGCCTATAGATGTGCAAGATGATTTCTTAGATTTTTATCCTCGTTGGATTGCTAGTAGTAAACTCAATAACTTTAGTGGACTGTTTGCATTTCCGCATCGTTATATCAGCATAGGCACTACACAGTCAATAGATGATTTTCATTTTTGGTGCAAAAAAACAAATCGCACCGTTAAAGTTTTTCGTGGTGAATATCCTTATAGCAGAAATATATCTGTTAAAGAAGGCGACAAATTTATAGATGATAGCGAATTAAAGTGCGGCGATGCTGTTATTATCAGCTTACCATTTAGCGCAACTGGCAACATTCATCCGCAATGGAATGAACTTATGGATACTTGTGATAGGTTGAAAATACCAGTTATGGTTGATGCTGCTTTCTTTGGTACATGCTATGACATCACTGTTGATCTAAGTCGCGATTGCATTGACACCGTTGCATTTAGTCCAACGAAAGGATTAAATTGTGGCAAATGGCGCAGCGGTATTTGCTTTACAAAACGCAGTCCGCTGCATTGTCCGTTGGGCATACAAACCGAATGGCATCATGGCGTTCATCTAAACACTGCAATATGTTATCATCTTATGCAAGCATTCTCACCAGACACAGTTCCGTTAAAATGGAAAGATGCTCAACATCGAGCTTGTGCGCATTATGGATTAACCCCTAGCAAAACAGTGCATCTGACAATAGGCGATGAAAGATGGAAATATTTTGCTAGAGATGATCTTTATAACAGAGTTAATATCTACTCTGCAATCAAGCTTTTTTCTTAACCTGTGATTGAAGGAACATGCGGTACAGTCCAAGTTCGCGACCGAACGCTTCGATCTCCCAAGGCGTGTCCCAATAGTTCATGTTCTCTGGATAATATTTTCCAGCAAAGCGATACATGCGCTTGCGTTCGCTGAAACCAAAATTATCCTGAACATGCTGCTTGACATGCACCATCTCGTGAGCAAGGCCCAAGAGAATAGCGCGTTTTCCCATGCTAGCATCAATCGTAATGGTAAATTCTTTACCATCGTCGTTTACGCAGTCAGCATCGTTGCCGCTGTTTTCTTTGTAGTTCTTTTCAAAGTCAAGATAGACATCAACCTTGTCATGGTTCTTCATAAGATAATCGGCGTAAAATGCCATCGCTGCCTTGACAGTCTTGCGGTCAACTTTGGATGGCTTGCCAGAAATCGTGAGGTACATGGGTAAATCTCTCCATTGCTTATATTATCAATATAACACGATTTTAGGGGTTGTCAAGCATTATTATCTCGTCAAACCCCTCAGAAAGTTGTGGAATTTCAAGGGCTTCTATCATTCCCTGTAAAATATTTTGAGGAATGTCTTTGCCAACCCGTGACTTTAAACGCCGTTCCAACTCAGGCGCATCTGGCGTAGGAAAAAATACCGCTACCTTGAGCCATTCGTCGTTAAATTGTCCCAGCTTGTACTTGCGGCCTTTAGCCATAGTGTTGGTCTGATCCCATACCAAATCCTTGCCTAACTTGATAGCTGTGTTGACCTGTGCCTTGCAGAAATCCATAGCATTGCCGATCTCACGGGAGAAGACATCGCTATAGGTCTTGCCTTGCTTGGCAGCAACCGTATCAATATAAGCATCGCTAGATGCAATGATCACATCTTCAAACTTCTGGTTTGCAACCCAAGTTGACTTGCCGCTACCTGGCACACCAATTAACATATAAACCTTGGTCATTTTACACCTATCATTTCAACTTCTGCTTCTGTTTCAATCCAGAGTTTAGCACCACATTTGCGTGGTTTGTCTGGTCTATATACCATACGAGATGGACCCTTGATATCTACTTCCATGCAGTATGTTACCACACCATTCTGTTCAACGCGAACAACAGGCTCACTCTTATTGTGCTTAGAGTTAGCCTGTATAATGTTTCGGTTGATATGGATAATAGTAGTCATATCAGAAATTACCTTCGGCAACTTGTAAAACACGAACGCCTTCTGCTCTGATCGCCTGCACCACTTGCTCTCTATCGTCGAACCATAAAAACGGTGGTCCCCAATCCTTACGGATTTGTTCAAGCAATTCTACCTTGACGATGCTATCCTTCCTGTAATCTTTTTCCGCTCGCATGTATAACGCATTGAAGTCAATACCATGCTGATGCAACCATGTTTCAGTAACGCCCCGTGTTTCCTCACCACGCCCACTGCACAAGATGATACGGTCTCCACGAGCAAATAACATACCCAACAGTTCAACAATATCTACATGAACCGTATCATTAGCCATGCCAGCGTTCCAAGCAGCCCAGTTCTTTGGCTTGCTCGCAACCCAATGCTTGCGATGTTCAGTGTTGGCAAGGGTACCATCAATGTCCACGACTATTACCTTACTCATTTCAACCAATCCTTATGATAGTCAACGAGAGCCTTAATCATGTCTTGACTAAGTTCACCGTTGGATAGCAAACCTTCCATATATGAGTCATAAACAAGGTTTTTTCTGTCACAATAAAGTGACACCAAAAAGCGTAATTTATCCATGTCATACATTGTTTGTGTTCTCCTTATAACCCAATATAGCACAAATTTAGAAGCTGTCAAGGGTTATTTTTCGCTTGACAAGACCTGAAAACATGCTATATTGGGGTATTAGCAATGGAGAAAACTATGCGTATTACATATGATGATTTCTTTGCGCTTCTTGGTTTTTCCTTTTTTGCCTATTTTATAGGTACTGGCAAAATCTGGGATACTATTATCTACCTTGGACATCTTTAATAGGAGAATAAAATGAGTAATCAACGAGCAGGTAAAACCCATGCAGCAGCATTGGTTGATAGTGACAAGATTTCTGTTACCAGTTTGATTAGGTTCTTGCGAGAAGCCAAGAGCGATCTTGAAAAAAGCGGCGACGATGATGCGGCTCTTCGTTTTGAAATTCTCGCAGACTATCTTGTAGAAGATTATCGCGGCGGCGGTTTCAAGTATCAATCAAAAATGATTGGGCTGTAAAACAGCCCAATAAATATCCACATGCAAATAATGGTATGTGGTGATAGTTTTGGCGTAAACACAAAACATAAGTTAAGTTGGATTAACTGGTTATCAAGATTATTAAATGTATCCGTTCATACATTTTGCCAAGGCGGATGCAGCAACTATTCTACATACTGGCAGTACAAAAATAATAATCCTGAAGATTATGATATTGCTATAATTTTAATCACCAACACTCATCGCATTCCGATAGTAAAAGATAACCCACATCTTTGTTGTATGTTGGATAGCGGCGAGTTACGAAAGTCAAAATTATTGTCTATACCAAAAGATTATTCAGATGCACTTGATTATTATATAAAATATTACTTTAATGAAGAAGTTAATTTGTTTGTAAGTCAAAAATCAATACAAAATATTATTGACAGCAAACCAACAAACCAAAAACTTTTTATTTTAAATTCTGGATCAAGTAAAAATTTAGATATTGATTGCAACAACAGTGTTTATTGTTCTGGTTCACTGATTGATGTTTTGCATGAAGAAGTAAAAAAATCTGGATTTTCAAGTGTATTGGAATATAATAATAAACATCCAGATGAATTAGATAAAATAAATCACCTGTCATTTCATAATAATTATAATTTGGCTAACTTTTTAAAAAATGTTATATTAGACCAAAGCGCAAATAAAAATTTATTAACACATAATTGGACATTCGATTGAATAATTACAAACCACTTCGCCGTTGCCTATGTTGCGGCAATATCAATCTTAAACTTACATTAGACTTGGGTTCTCAGCCGCTTGCCAATAGTTTTAAGGCAACGGCTGTCGAGCCTGAAAACACTTATCCACTGGCAGTTAATTATTGTAGCGACTGTTCGCACCTACAGCTAACGCATGCCGTTGATGCAAATATCATATTCAAGAATTACCTTTATGTTAGCGGCACTAGTCTAACGATGCAAAATTATTTTGCATGGTTTGCAGATTTTGTCATGGAATATTTTCCAGATGTAAAACCTCGCAAAGTTTTAGAAATTGGCTGTAATGATGGAACACAGCTAAACTATTTTAAGAAGCATGGATTAGAAACAGTGGGCATTGATCCTGCTGAAAACATCTATCCAATCTCTTCAAAGAACCATAAGATTATCTGCGATTTCTTGACACCAGAAGCCTTACTCAAAGTAGGCAAGACACCTGATATCATTTACGCACAAAATGTATTTGCGCACCAAGACGATCCAGAAACATTTTTGAAACTATGTCGCAATATTATGAATCCTAATACACTGTTGTTTATTCAAAACTCACAGAGTGATATGATACAGAATAATGAGTTCGATACAATCTATCACGAGCATCGTAATTTCTTTAGTGTGAAGAGTTTATACACGCTTGCTAACAGTGTTGGCTTGAACATGATTGATGTGTTTAAGGGAACCATCCATGGCGGCAGTAATATCTTTGTGTTCTCAACAGATCAACATAGTCCTGCTCGTATCTCCGCTTATCTTGATTGGGAGCGTATACAAGGACTGCATGATTATGCTACATATGAAGCATGGGCAAGTGGAGCAAGGCAGACAGTTAATGACCTTTCTATGGTCCTAGACGGGCAGCGCAAGGCACACAAACGCCTCGTGGTGGGCTATGGAGCGCCAGCAAAGGGCAACACTCTACTCAACTTTGGTAACATTGATATGGACTTTATTATTGATGATAATCCACTTAAGCAAGGCAAATTCACGCCAGGAATGAGTATACCTGTTGTTACTATTGATGAGTTGAAGCGGTATCCTGATCGTGAGATTTGCTTTGTGCCACTTGCATGGAACTTCTTTGACGAAATTGTTGGCAGAATTAAAAAAGTTCGCAACTTTAAAGGCGATGTATTCGTTAAGTACTTTCCAGAAATAGTAATCTCATAAATAAACAGCAGGAGAGATTACGCTATGAACAACGATATCAGACTTACAATGTTAGTGCTAGAAGGTTTAGAAATTAACCATAGCATGGACCCTGAAATTGCTGAATTAGTTCGTGGTTTAATGGTTGAAGGTTCACAACTAGACGAAGGTATCATTGATACCATCAAGGAAAAAGCTGCTGCTTTTGCTGATAAGGTAAAAGATAATGCAAAGAATATTCTGCCTTCGATAACTAAGAAATTTGAAAATGTCTTAGCACAAGTTCGTGCTAAACAAGGTGACGAAGCTGCTGATGCAATTGAAACCGAAATGTCTAAAAAAGGCGGCAGCAACTGGAAATCTAACAGTACTAAAATTGCAGCAGCACTGGCTGTTGCTAGTAGTTTAGCACAAGCATCACCAGCACAAGCACAAGACATTTATATACGCATGATATCTCCATATCAAGCACAGCAATATGATATGCAGCGCCATGCAAATTTTGATCGTCAACGCGCAATGATGTGGCAAAGACAACAACAATTTTACCAGCAGCAAGGATACCAACAAGGTTATCCACAAGGCTACTACCAACAGGATCAAGGCGCAAACAATGCAGCAGCACTTGCAATCGGCGTTATGATTGGTGCAGCACTTGGCGCAGCTTTAAGTCAGCCACATAACTAAATCAATAAATATCTTTATGCGCAGCAGAGAATTTATCACAGAGTCACGATTGCTCCTTGAGGGCGGAAATATGTTTAAGGATGCTGAAGATTTTGATCAACAGTATGCTACACACATTATTAAAATTGTAAACGATGCACTTGCTCCAACAAATATATCAGTAACGCCTATTGGTAGTGGCGCAACACCAACGCCAGGAAAGATAAGCGGCGATTTTGATGTTATGGCAGATGAAGGCGCAGTTCAATCGTATTTCAAAGTAAAAGATGCTAAAGAAGCTCGTCGTGCGCTGCGTGATTATCTAACACAAAAAGGTTTTGAGACTGCGCAAAGTGGCATCAATGTACATATGTTAGTTCCGCTACCAAATGGTAAAAAAGCACAGACTGATATTATGGTTACACCACACGCAGGTGAGATTAGCAAATTTCACAAACATAATATTCCACTTGGCAGTAAGTTTAAAGGAACGCATAAAGCAATCCTAATGAGTGTGCTAGCTAAGACAAAAGGAATGATGTGGAGTCCATGGAATGGGTTGTTTAATCGTACACCAGATGGCAAGCGTGGTGACCTTATAAGCAATAATATTGATGTAGTTGCTCGCACTTTACTTGGCTCACATGCAATTGGCGGTGACCTTGGAAGTGTTGAAAGTATTCTTGCAAAACTTCCACAACAAAAAATAGATGAATTGATGACGCTGCTTGATGCTGATCCAAATTGGAAAGCTATAACATGAGAGCATCAGAATTTCTTATTGAGGCAAAAGGCGTTTTTGGTCGCAAAGAAGGCGATCCATATATGAACGATAATGGCGCAACCGCTAGGTTCATAGGCGTTCAAATGTATCCAGATACTAAACCTAACAATGGTTATAAAGATTGGGACACTGCCACAATCGCAATTGACCGCATTGAAAAAAGTATGGGTAAACAAATTCAATGGGTAAATCGCCAGACTCCACAAACAAAAGCATTTGCTATAGCTACACTGCATGGCGATGATGGTGAACTAATTTTATGGGGCCGCTATTATAAACTAGTACCAACAAATACTGTTAGTAGTTGGAACAACAATGAATTACCAAGCGGATGGGTGTTTAATAGCAAGACTGCAAAGAAAGCAAGAAGTGGATTAACGCCACAAGATTTAATTCGTAGTGAAATGAAATTTACTGGAACTGATAATATCATTGATGCAATTGCGGCAAACGGTGCGCCAGAAGAAATAATTAATGGATTGCGCATGGCTGCTCTTGGACAAATGCCAATCTTTAGAAACAGTGCAGACAAACTAGAAAGTATCCGCGATCATCTTGGTGAAATTATTACGCCTATTGCGTTAATGGCTGGATTGATTAGTGATTCAAATTCTAACAATGCTAAGAACGAATTGCTAAAGACAGATTGGGATAATTGTACAGTTCATTGGCCTCAAAATAAAAACAATAATTTAGTAGACAGTGAATTTACTGCGGCGGGTGGCGGAGTTATAGGCATCAGCAACAAAGGCAACAAAGGCGCAATGGCAAGTGTTGCTAATATATTCCAAGCTATGCAAAAAGCAAGCGATACTTTAAGAAGAACGCACCAAAAAGCAGTTGATGTTATTGAAACAATTCAGCAAAATAATGCCAAAGAAGGTCCGATTAAACTTGCCGAAGACCTCGGTATTATTGATGAGTATCTTGGCAGAGAAATTCGTGATAATATAAAAGACGGAACAGATGATCCAGAAGCATTAAGCGACAATGCTAAAAAACTTTTTGTAAAGTATGGCAGTGTTGGAACTAGTGCTGGTTACAAGATTGGATTAGTGTTGCTAGCAAACTGTGCTAAAGAAGTAGCAGCGAAACTTAATAAAGATAAAGAATTTCAAGAAAGCTGCATGTCTTTCTTAAACCAAGCAAGTATCTTGCAAGTATATACAGATGCTAAAGTAATTGGAAATGATGTTCACATAACAAAGTTTATGTCAACTTATCCGCCAAGATTTACTGGCGGCATAAAATTAGATGCTGGTAAAAATTATATGAGTACAATCGTCAAAGGTAAATTTTCATTTGACATAGGAAAAGGGCAGGATTAACCTGCCCTTTATTAATTAAGCATCACGAGAAATATAGTGATGACGAATCTTCTGCGGCTTAAAATACTTTTCTACAGTGTTAAAGACAAGTTCGTTTTCAAATGGCTTACATGAGAAAACATCAATATAGAAATTGCCATCATTATCACAGAAATGACCAGTAATGTTTGATGTTTCAATCATCTGACAAAGACTATATCCAGCCTTGTCAGCAGCATGCGTTGCAAAACGCTCAATCCAAGGTTCACCAAATGCTGTCATGTCAATAACAACAACTAGTTCCTTAATAAAATTATAGATATTTTCCTTTGAACCGATAAGTTCCTTATCGCCAGCGGTGCAGTCTAGTAGTAGGTGGCAACCCCAAGTCTTGCTCATGCCAGTCTCCTTTGTTTATAGCAATTTGAAGAATTATTTATTTGGATATACGCCTAACTTGTGGAAACACTCAGTTAGCCGTTGTATTTGTGACAAGCAATCCCATAGCGCATGGTGCTTGTTATTTTGTGGAATAAAATGGTCAGGAACCAGTTTATAAATGGTGCGAGCATCTAATACTTGCCAGAAATGCCAAGAGTTATCAAACCCAACTTGTCGGTTACAGCTTTCAAGAATGCTGAAATCAAACTGAACTCCATTTGCCCAATAGCGATCTGCTCCTTGCGCCCACTGGTTAAGACTCTTCATTGCTTCTGGCAGCGGCAAACGATTGCTATCAGCAAATGCTTCTGCCTTTGCTTCTTCTGGTTGTTTTGCCCACCACTGCACAGTATCTTCGTCAATTTGACGATTTTGATTTTCTACTTCTACACGAGTATAGAAAAAATCAAGTGTGGTTGGGTCTGCTACCATTCCGTAATTTCCCATACGGTCAAAGGCAATGCCAGCAATAGTTAAAACTGTGGCATCAGGCGTTTTGCCTAGCGTCTCGATATCGATCATTACATCTCTATGTTTTATCATACTCTCAATATACACTAAAATATTATATTGTCAACAAGTTTTTTGCTAAAAAATGGTAAATATGATTAGTAAGTTTTTCGGAGTACTAACCAGTGTCTACTCAAGAATGGCAATGCATTAAAAATAATGTACCTAATTTTATATTATGGCCTGAGTTTTTGTATGGTTGTTTGTTTGGCGCATGTGGCGGTGTTTTACTTCTTGAAGCAATATTAAAGATGGTAGTTCGATAAATTGGAAGTCACACATGGACTTTTTAAAATTAGTTGGTGAAGTTGGATTCCCTATTGCTGCCGCCTGTGCTGGCGGCTATTTTGTTTTTTTAACCCTAAAATTTATTCTTGCTGGCGTTACAAGTTCTGTGAATGGCATTAAAGGTATCATTATGGCACTTGATAACCGTGTAAAGACGATGAACCACGATGTTATTAGAATTGATACACTTATGAGTAATGCATTAGGTGTGCGTCCCGACCTTGACCGTATTGCTCGTGCAGACGGTAAAAATGATGCTCGCAGAGATTAAAAGGAAAATAAAATGGTAGAATATTTCGTAGTAACAGGCTTATTAATTCAAATGGGCATACTTGCATTTGTTGGGAAAGATTATCTATGGGCAAAAGTATAAAATATATTTTATTAATAGCATTATCGTTATCAACACCTGCGATGGCATTTGATATAAAAGGTGACAAGGGCGAACTTAAACGCACACCTCCGCCCAAAGTTGATGGTCTTTGGCGCATTGATCCTATTAGAATAACTGACCCTCCAATTTATTGGGGAGATTGGGTAGAGCATCCTCCACATCATCGCTACCATGAACATATACATCCATTATGTTCATGCATAGGCACTGTACATATACCATTAGATAAACTTAGAATATATCACCCACAAGAGTAATTACTTGCACCGAAGGAAAATAAAATGAGTATGATTCTTAGTAGTCTAATTGTCATACAACTGATTATAAGTACTGCTATTATAGGATGGATTTTACATGGACTTTACAAGGATGACTGACATGGTTTTAAAAAATAAAGATGGCAAAGTACTGAGTCGCAGCGAAGGTGAAGCAGTTCTTAAAGATAAAGCAAGTGTTACGATTACGATTTTTGCTGCATTTTTGGCAATTTGTTCTTGGTTAGGCGGACAAGTTAGCGGTAAGATTATGGCTAATAATATTCAACTTGGAGATGTATGGTCTTTCTACCAAGCAAAAAGTATTAAACAGAATATGTACCAACTTAACCTTGATGATTTAAAAATTCAAATTTCTGAAACTAATGATGCTAATATTAAGAAATCTCTTGAATCTCGCATAGAGAATTACCAAAAATATATTGATGTTCTTGAAAGTGATCCAAAAACTGGCGAAGGTAAAAAAGAAATTCTTGCTAAAGGCCGTGCGTTGGAGGCAGAGCGTGATAGTGCCAAGAAGCGTAGCCCATATTTTGGTATCGCCGCTACAGTACTTCAAATAGCTATCGTATTAAGCACAACAGCAATACTGGCAGTTAGCTTGGCATTATGGTATAGTAGCATTGGTGTTGGAATTATCGGCATTATTCTTTTAGCAGATGGTGTTTGGTATTTCTTGCCCCTGCCATGGTTATAAATAATCTTGGTGGGAAAACTTAAAAAAAAGGAAATCCTATGCGTAAAATTATACTAGTAGCAACCGTTATGGCGTTTGCATCAACTGGGTTTGTAAGTTCAGCGTTTGCAAAATCAGCATGTGATCCCGTATCAAATCCAAAAGCTTGCAAGAGCGTGGTACATCACAAAACACCAAAAGCTTCAATTTGCAAGATAAAAGACAAAAAGAAATGTCCTAAGAAATAATTAACTTTTTGTTAAGTATTTGGTGGTAAACTAATGAAGTGGAAAATGTACAGTATCCTTATCGTGTTGAAGAACACCGCCATGTAAATGGTGACCGATATTTTACTGTGTATTTCCATGGAAGATTAATAATAATATTACGAAATAAAAAAACAGCAGACGAATACATAGAATTAAACAAGAAATATAAAGAGAAATAATGGAATTGGGATTAGCAGACGCAATTAACAAATATGGTTTTCCAATTGTTGCTGCGGCTGGAATGGGATATTTTATATTTTTTACCTGGCAATGGGCTACAACAGAAGTAAAACCAGTGTTAAGTGAAGCTAATACGGTGTTGATTGCTCTCATTGACCGTATTCGTATGTTAGATAACGATCTTATCCGTCTTAATCAAAAACTAAACATTGTGCTAATGTTGCGCGGCAAAGAGATTGAAAGCCAGCGCCATCTTGATGATGCCAAAGCTGCTGTTGCTGCACAAAAAGTAGAACTTGAAGCAGAAAAAACGCTAAAGAAAGCAGCTAAAGAAATCAATAAAAACGAAGCCGCTGGCGGTAATAGTTAATTACTTAGAATTGCTTCTTTTTTAATTAAAAAAACAGAAGTATTATTTTGTCTTGCTGCTTCATTCAATCCTTTATATTCTACACCACGATAGATTACAGTTTTAAGAAGCGGATGCTTTAATCTTTTTTCTTCCGTGCAAGGTTGAAGTTTTCCTTTATTGGGAGAAACCTTTCCATATCTTGGATTTTTCTCACCAACCATTTTTCTTTTTTCCACCCATTCTGCGGATTGTTTTCGCCCTTTTCCTTGACCTTTTTTAGATTCACTAATTTTTCTTTTTGTTTCTTCGCTTAATGGTGGTCTTTTTACACCTCTACGAGCAGCATACATTATTTCCATTCTTTCTTCTTCTGTAATCAAACCAAGCAATCCTCTATATGCAACAAGGTCTTGCCACCTTCCATGCACTTCATACAAAATTTTGTGTGCTTCTGCGTGTTCTTCTATGGTTAGTTCTACGAGATTCGATGGGTCATCAGTTCCGCCCATATGTCTTGGAATAATATGATGTTTATGTTTCATATTATTATTTATGATTTGTTCTATAAACCTATTTTGAAGTTGCTCTAAAAACACCATCCCAACCTTCGCCTGGTAGATTTTCTGCCATCTCTGTACAGCGTTCAATCCACATATCATAATAGCCATCCATTTGACCATCAAACTCACCTTTTAACTGCTTGCATGCATCAATAGCAGTTTTAAAGTGTTGTGAGCGATAATCATCCATCATACTAAGATGCCCACTTTTTGCTGCTAGGTATTCTGCGGCTGAACCAACATCATATATCTGTAGCACAGTGTGAATATTCACACCTTCTTTTTTACCCTTAACTGCAATGCAATCTAGTGGCAGAGTAAAGTACTCGTCCTTGACATATTCATTAGTCTTATCACCAATAACCATAGCAACATGATATGGTTTACTTTGTCCTTCTAAGCGTGATGCCAGATTAACGCCATCACCAAGACAAGTATAATCAAAACGCTGACTAGAACCCATGTTGCCCACCACCACAGTAGCAGTGTTAATACCAAGCCCCATACCGAAAGGTGGAACACCTTCGGCAGCAACTTCTCTATTAAACGCATCTAAACTTCCTAACATTTGTAATGCTGTTTTCACAGCGTTTTTTGCATGGTCTGCATCATCAAGTGGTGCGTTCCAAAATGCCATTTGTGCATCACCAATATACTTGTCAAGAGTGCCCTCGTTTTCTAATATCTTTGCTGTCATCGCTGTCATATAGCGATTCATTATTTTGGTAAGACCTTGAACATCACTACCATAATGCTCAGAAATTGAAGTAAAGCCCCTAACATCGGTAAACATAATTGACAATTCACGAGACTCTCCACCAAGCGTTAATAATTCAGGATTCTTTTGTAGTTTCTCAACCATTGCTGGTGAAAGATAAGTTCCAAATTGTTTCTTTATTTGTTGTTTTTGTAAGAACTCACTAACAAATTTAACTCCATAAGCATGCAATGCCACTAGTATAATTGTGACAGTAAATGCAGTAGCGTCAAACAAATAAAGGTTGCTACTAAATTCGTACATGCTGCCACCAATACCAGCGAGAACAAGTACAACGACAGTTGATAATCCGACATAAGTCCACCTTGTTAAAAATAATAATAATAAACTACCAATGATAAGAGCAGCAAGTTCTGCGCCTTCTGCATAATCTGGTCTAGAAATGTTAACCTTGTTTGCCAGTGTTGCAATAATTTTTGCTTGAATATCTTGTGGATATACAGCACCGATAGCAGTTGGAACAGGGTTAGCAATACCAGCCGCACTGGTGCCAACAATAACAACAGCGCCATCAAAGTTTTGTGGCATATTCATAAGACTTACTTGCTTATGCTGTTGACTTAAATCAATCCATACACGACCAAGTTGATCAGTGGTGAATATAGACTTGCCCATGCCCATCTTATCAATACCAATTTCACTTAACTTGACCTTAAAGTTCTTTTCTTGCATCAAGACACGCAGCGTCTCAATACCAATAGTAGGATAAAGTTTGCCGCCACTGCCAACAAGAAGTGGAATACGACGATTCACACCATCTATTTCAGGATATACATTTGTAGTTCCGACACCGATAGCGGCGTTTTCTAGTTCTGGAATGTTGGCGATTACCCCAGGATAATTGTAAATCCTATCAATAAAATTACTGTTGACAATGGCAGCACCGTTAGGGCGAGGCGTATTTTTACTCACGCTGCTTGGAATATTTGAAAGAATGGTTGGGTGTTGCTTAAGAGTATCTGCTAGAACTGCATCACCGCCTTGACGGTCTGCCTCTGGCATCAACACTGTCCATACAACTAGACTTGCTCCACGAGCATAGATATCTTTAATAATATCCGCATATATTTGTCTATTAAACGGCCACTGACCATACTTGTCAAGTGCTGCTTCATCAATATTGACTGTATAAATTGGATTATCAGTTGGCGCTTTGTTGGTGATTAGCGTGTCAAAGTATCGTAACTTAATACTTTCAACAAAGTTGGGTGATGAAACTTTGATAGCAACTAATATTGCCAGCGTGATGAGTGCAGTCCATGGAGATAGCAGAATTTTTTTCATGAATATATTTACCCAAGAAAAAACCCCGCAAATTTCTTTGCGGGGCGTTGGTGTCTTATGCCTGTTCTAAGTTTAGTAACTCAGTCATATTAGCATTTAAATTAGAAGTACTAATGCCAGCCTTAATGAGTTTGGCTTTCTTTTCCAAACGCTTCTCACAATCATGCAAACTTTCATCTAGATTATCTGCATGAGTAGTCAGAGAAACTGGTTTTAGTGCGATCTCAACATCTGCTGTATCATACCCATCTTTTGCTCGCTTGCACAAGCTATGAATTACTGCCTTAGAAACAATCCATGCCATTTCCTCAGTAGCAATATCTTTTGCTGCTTCACGAATATCAGCAACAGTTCCTTCATCCTCATTAAGGTAAGGACCAACCATTGCATCAACTGCATAATTTACAGCATCATACATACAGTTAATATAAAGAGCAGTCTCAGTATATTGTGCCGCACGATGCTTTAACTGGTCAGCACTGCAACTTTCAAGATCAATCTCATTTCTGATAAACTCAATTGGCGGAAATGATTCTTGAATATCAGCAGCAGCCCCAATGCCACCAAAGAGAGGAGATTTTTTCTTAGGCGGAGAATGAGTAGCGCCTTTGCCAGTTGGCGGGTTACGGGTGCCATTTGTGCGACCATTGCTGCTGCGAACTGCAGCACTGCCGCGCATTTGCGTCATCAACTTATCAAGCAACTCTTGTGCTTTGTTTTGCAAATCATTTGCACTCAAGTTATTTGGAGCATAACTCTTGATTTTATCCTTGAACCATTGTGGCATATTTGCACGAATTTCGGGTGCAAAAGTAAGCAACTTAACTTCGGTCTTATGCTCATCATTGATCATGATCTTCTTACGATGTGAGTCAGGCATGATTTCAAAGTCATCTGGAAGTTCTACAAAAATACGAAAGTATTTGTAGTTATATAGAATGTTCAACAAACCTGCTGTGCCACGCCATACATTGTTATTAGTGAAATCATAGATTTCATTCTTCCAAACAAGGCCACTGAATGTGCTTTGACGAGAAGTTGGATTGCTATAAATGCTCATGCTAAGATCATTTTTCGCAATAGGCTTGCCATCGTCGTCTAGTTCAGTTGTATTAGTATTAACAGGACCGTCCCATACATAAACGATCTTAACGCCATTTTCAAGCGCAACAATTTCTTTCTTAATTTTGTCTGGTTGTGACTCACACAGGTTGTCAATTCGTTCTTCAATGCTTACAAAACGAATGCTATTCTTGTGAGCAAAACCAATACCAGTAAAGAAGCGCATTTCAATGCGCGGGTCAAGACGATAGAAACGAGCATATGCAGTGTTGACCAACCAGCCTCGTGCTTCCTCTTGCTGTGGGTCATATGGACGCTCTGCGGTATTTTGCTTGATGTTATTACCACACAACACGATAGCAGTCCAATCTTCATTGGTGTCCCAAGGAATCGTGTCAAGACCAGTAATATCCACAATGTCTTTATACTTTGATTTGCTCTGTGCATCGGTATCAAAGAAATCATACCGAACAAATTCTTCAACACCAGTCTTTTCATTTACTTGCTTCAAAAGCAAAACAAGTGATACCACCTTGTTTTTGCAAGTAATCCAAATCATACCTTTTTGATTGACTGCAAGTGCAGAAATTTTAGCACCAATACCAAAGTTGTGCATTAGACTTTGCATTTTTTCAATGCTACTAGCTAAATCAACCGCCAAGCGAAGTTGATGAGCAGTCATTCCACGACCGTTATTCCAGTAGGTAAGTTTTTTATTGCCATATGCATTATCTGATACACCACCTCGTGCACCAGAACCATAATAATTGAGATTATTGAGTGGATATTCAAGGATGCCAAAAATTGCTGGATCAGTTTCCATTATATAAATTTTAGGAGATTCTGCATTTTGACTTGCTTCAATTGCATTTTGAAGTAGTTCTCGCACCATCATATCACTTGGTGCCTGTGAAATAGTACGGGTAATATGACCCGTTGGATTGCCGAACGCGAGTGTACTCATTGTTTATTTTCCTTTTTGTTGTTACCATGAACAAACCCACCATGGGGTAACTATGTCTAAGGTATAATTATTTATACTATACAATTAGAGGCTTGTCAAGCATTTTTTTTAATTATTTTCAATTATTTTTAAGAAATTTTAAAGGCAATATAATTGACTATCTCGCTTGCAATGTCAAGGCCGCAATATTTTTCAAATCCTTCAAAGCCAGGCGCACTGTTAGCTTCACAGACTTTGTAACCATCTTTGTCAAATAGCAAGTCAATGCCAGCAATATCTAAACTAAGAGATTTAGCAGTTTCACGACATAGCAAATCAATTTCGTCCGTAATAGGAAATGGTTCTCCTGTGCCGCCACCAGTGATATTAGCACGGAAGTCTCCTTCTGGACCAATGCGTTTCATTGCGCCAATACACTTGCCGCCAATTACCCATACCCGCAGGTCAGTTCCAATAGCGGCATCAATGAACTCCTGAACGATCATTGTTTTCTTTACGCCAAGATTATCAACAAGGTCCATTAGATTGACAAAGTGTTCTTTTGTTGGGCAAAGATGAACACCCTTGCCATGCGAACCTTGCAGCACTTTAACTACGCAAGGGAAACCAATTTCTTGTTCAACAGTTGTGATATGAACAGGAAACTTCACTAACATTGTTTTAGGTGTTGGTATATTATTTGCAACTAATATCTGGTGCGCAAGTAGCTTATCGCGCACATTATTGATAGCATCACTGCTGTTGATTGTTTGCACATTATACTTCTCAAGATGTCGCATAACTGCACTGCTAAAATAATTTGTGCCAGCACCTGTTCGCGTTAGAACAAGTTTAGGCATGGCGATAAGATCACCTTGGTAGCGAATACTTTTATTCTTGCTACGGTTAACTATGATATCAAAATGATCGGGATGCATAAGTTTGGCGTCAATACCTTTGGCAGCAAATGCCGAAAGCAAACGACCATTCTCATAGCTATCACGATGTTGACTTAAAATCCACACTGTGCTCATGCCATTAGTTATTCTTTAATTGATTTGTCGCAAATAATTCACAAAACTATCTGTGCACTTTGTCCAAGTGTAATCTTTGCTGCTTTCGTACACATATTTACGATAAAAGTTGGTGCTGCTCGCAAAGGGAAAACTGCCATAGAGATTTATGGAGAGGAAAAAGCAAAAGCAATGATTGAAAAACGAATAGCAACAATGGCAGAAAAAAGAAGGTGCGGGTAGGATTTATACCTACAATTTTAAATGGTATTATATAAAGCAGAAGGGCTTATCATTCCCGTGCTAGCTAGTTCGTCGTTCTATTCCCATTCTTCCCCGTATCTAGGGCTGTGTGTCCTGTCCACGCCGCCGCACCTATCTCTTACTTAACCTTGACTTACAAAGTCATTTAGAATCTTGGCTTTCTCAACAATCTGTTCCATTGTATAAATTGGTGGGAGGTCTGGAATAGTAGGAACAGGTTTATGTCCTTCATGTGCCAATGAAACTTGATTGCTCCAATCAGTACGGATCATATCACATTTTGTATGGTATTCTGTGTTAAGTGCATCTTGTGCCATCTTTAACAATTCAAGACGAAGCATATATGGATTTGACATTATAATCTCCTTTGTGTGTTTGTGTGTAATGTCTGTATACTGTTGTATACCAATATACTTATTTTTAACTTCATACACAATAAAATAATTTCAACTGTTAAATATGTTAGGAATTTTTGGAGCAACTATGCGTAAATTTGGCATTTTTATGACAGTTTTAATGTTTTCATCTGCTGTTAATGCATCGCAGCTTGAATTTCAATTCAAGAGTCCACAGTTTAGTGGAAACGGTTATGGTACATATTCTCAGCAAATCGAAAACACTGAGTATACACGCCAACAAGCAATAGAAGCGTCAAAACAAGCAGCAGCCGCTGCTGCAGAATCTGCTGCAAAAAACAGTATTTTAAACCAATTTGTTAACAATTTACAAAGTCGTATCTATGCACAGGTTAGTCAAAACATAGCTAACCAGTTGTTTAATGGCACTGCTGGGTCAGCTAGTACAACTTGCGCAACAGCAGCGGCTGGATGCACAGTTCAATTTCCAGATGGCAGCAATGTTACATTTTGGAATGATGGAACTAATGTTAGTTTACAAATAATTGGTGGGTCAAGTGATAGTTCAACAACGGTAACTATACCAATCGGAGCGTTCAAATTATGATTAAAAAACTTATTATATTAACCACAACGGTTCTTGCATTATCGGCATGCCAGACTGCTAAGGAAGTGGTAGTTAATGAAAGACCAACCATTGTTCAGCCCGAACTGGTAAATGAATTTAAAAGCGTTCGTGCACCAGATGGTCCTCCGTTTGTAGTAGCACTTTATAACTTTAGTGACAAAACAGGTCAACGCAAACCAAACGATGCTTATGCTAGTTTAAGTAGTGCAGTCACACAAGGCGCAGAAGTTCTTGTTATCAAGGCACTAAAAGAAGTTGGCAATGGCAAATGGTTTCGTGTTGTAGAACGAGTTGGAATTGATGATATTGTAAAAGAACGCCAAATGATTCGTCAAACTCGTGAAACATTTGAAGGAACAAGTGCAAAGCCACTAGACCCTATGTTATTTGCTGGCATATTAATTGAAGGCGGCGTAATAGGATATGACACCAACAAACAAAGCGGTGGTGTTGGTGCTGCCTTTCTTGGAATAGGCGCTGATACACAATATAGCCAAGATGTAGTAACTGTTTCTATGCGAGCGGTAAGCGTTCAAACTGGCGAAGTTCTTATGGAAGTAAGCACTACAAAGAACATATTAAGCACAGGCAGCAATGTTACATTTTTTAAATTCTATGATTTAGGAACCCAACATGTAGAAAGTGAAGCAGGGTATACGATCAATGAACCTGTCACTTATGCTGTTAGAGTTGCAATAGAAGCGGCAGTAGTAGAACTAATCAAAGAAGGTGTGCGTAAAAAATATTGGAATTACGCTTCAAGACCTGATTCAACTAAATCTTTATCAACAAAACCCGTTATACAAAATGGTGGAAGTAAGCAATAATATATTGTGATAAGGATGGAATTATGAGTATAAAAAAAAGTTTAGCAATTGCAGCAATGCTTTTGTACACGGGTATTGCAAACGCCAATGAATTATATATTGATCAAGTAGGTAACAGCGGAACTGTTAATTTAAATCAAACTGGTATAAACAATACTATTGGAAGTTCTCCTGTGCCATTTAATATTACTGGTGATGGTAGCACTATCACTATGACACAAAGCGGCACAAGTAATACTATGACAGGCGATATTACTGGTTCAGCAGTAGAATTTACTTCTATTGTGTCAGGAAGTTTCAACACGCAAACTAATTATGGTACTGGCATGGATAATAGTACTATAACACAAACTATTACAGGCGACACAAACACTGTTACAATAGGAAGTAGCGGTGCTGGATTAGCTGCTAATGGTATAAAAAGCACAGGCAGCGGACCAACTAGCACAATTGGTATGGGAACTAATGTCACTGTGGCATTGGCTATCACTGGCAATACTAACAATGTATTAAGTATTCCACAAAGCAACAATGGTATACAAACCATTACTTTGAATGGCAGTAATAACGATGTTACTGCGGTTCAAACTGGTGGCGGTGTTGGTAGTGGTCAAGGCCATGATTTAACATTGACAGTAACTGGTGGCTATAATACATATGATATTAACCAAAGTGGTTCAACTAAACAAATTGCTAGTGTTAGTACAATTGGAAGTAATAATACGGTTACTATTCGTCAAAATGGTAACTAAAATCAATGAAGAAGATACTGGCATTTCTCATGGTGATGGTATCATCCCAATGTGCAAGTGCTGCAGTGGGGACCATTACTGAACAAACTGGTCCCACTTCTATTACCAGAGACAAATCCAGCTTTGATACACAAAAAGGCGCTGGAGTTGAAATGGCAGATACTATCAAAACTGCTAGATCGCGTGTTGGTATTCAATTTGAAGATAATAGCACAGTTCAGATTACCGAAGATAGCAAACTTGAAATAGATGAGTTTGTTTATGATCCAGAAAAAAATGTAGGTAAAATGGCTATCAAGGTTGCGCTTGGGACTGTTCGCATGGCTAGCGGCAATATTGCTCATAACAGTGCAGACAATGTTAATATTCAAACGCCAACCGCTACTATTGCGGTTCGTGGTACTGATTTTAGCATGAGCGTAGATGAAATTGGACGCAGTGTTATTGTGTTGTTGCCAAGTTGTCCGCCTTATATAAAAGATGAAGCATTATGTAAAGTAGGCGAAATATCAGTTATAACAAATAATGGTAAGGTCACACTTAATAAAGCATATCAAGCAACAGTTGTTAATAGTAGAAATTCTCCGCCGTCTACGCCAAAGATTGTTTCTATTGGTCTTGAAAATATCAATAATATGATTTTAATTGCTGTCCCAAAAGAAATTAAAAAAGAGTACAGCAACGACAATCAACTTAAGATTGATCAAGTTAATGTAGATTTTCTTGATAAAGATTTTTTAAAGTTTGATGAATTAAAGAAAAATGCGCTAGCTGATAATGCGTTATCAACTTATGGTGCTACTCGTTTAGATATTAACTTGTTGGCAGTAAGTTTTTTGTTTAATGTGCTATCTGTGGATGCTGACACAAGTGGATTAGGTGGAAATCTTCTTGCACAAGCGATGGACACTGTTTTACCAGATTTTAAACCTATTGCTGGTCTAAGTGCAGTAATTACGCCATATGATGTAACCATTACTCGTCAAGCAAGCGATCAACTTGCTCAAATAACAGTGCAGCGTTTTACTAACGCCACACTGACTATTTCACAAGATAACATTAAAACCATTACAAAAGTTAATGGCGGCAACACCGTTGCGTTTAATATAAAACAAAGTCCGTAATTTTGGTTGGGGAGCCAGGGATCGAACCTGGAATCTCCTGAGTCAAAGTCAGGCGTATTGCCAATTATACCACTCCCCAATAACTTAGTTTTCGATTGCCTGTCCGTTTGGAGCAACCAATCCTTTTACACCAGTGCGGTCAAATTCAACCACATCTGCCTTTGGTAAGAATTTATACCAAAGATGTTCAATATCTATATATCCGCCAGCATTAACACGATCTTGCATATGTTCAGTCATATCTTCGAGAAGTAAAATAAACTCTGCAATACGATTACCACCAAAACTATAAACACGCAACATATACTGCTGGTCTGTACCAGTAACTCCTGGAACAAATTGACTTAACATACGCTTAGAAACAACATACTTGTCACCAACAATGTCATTTTCATAATCTTTAGTATTAAACTTTTCAGTTAGTGTATAACGACCACTGACCTTAAACACGCGATCACAATCTTTGAACCAACCTTCTTCCTGCGCAATATTAAAGAAACCTTGAACAACACCAAGTTCGGTTAAATTCTTTACAACATCTTGAACCGTAATGTTGTCATGAATCCATTTTACATTATCATCATCACTAAAGTCTATAAAATAATCAACATTTGCAGAGTTTAGCTTGTTGGCAACTTCTTCACTAATTCCTGGCTGACTGCAATCTGTCAAACAAATAACAGCATTTGGAATGCGTTCACGAACGCTCTTAATAGTTTCTAGCGTTTGTGCTAGTCTTTCTTCTGGACTATAAATTGAAAACTTTGCATTAATAGCACTAGTAATCAATACGCCGTATTTCTTTTCTGTTTTCTTAGGCATCTAAATTTAACCAATCTGGACGAGCAAGAGTCCAATCTACAACTTGTTTAATGCGTTCTGTAAGTTCAATCTTGGGTTCCCAACCAAGGCTCTTCATAAATTCACCACTCAGTGAATAACGAAGGTCATGTCCAGGACGGCTACTATGAAAATCAACCATTTCATAGTGCAACTGTTTATCCTGTGAGTTGGCAATGATCTTGGCAAGTTCAAGGTTATCAATTTCTTGTTTGCCAACGATATTAAATTTAGGGCATTTTGCTCCACCAAACTCTGGTGGCATTGTAAAGTTTTCTAACCCTAAAATAAACATCAATGCTTCGGCAACATCTTTTGCATGGATGTAATGACGAGAACCAGGAATAGTGCGAGTTTTATCACTGTGCACGGTAATCGTTTCGCCATCACGCGCCTTACGGATGCACATAGGAATGAATTTTTCTGGATGCTGNCGCTCACCAAATACATTCATAGTATGAGTTACATAGATTGGCAGACCATAGGTATTTTCATATGCTACTGCAAGTTCTTCGCCACCTGCCTTGGCTGCGCTATATGGATTGCCACTATTGTAGCGATCATATTCACCATAGTTCACGCCAACTGGTGCAGGACCAAATACTTCATCAGTTGAGAAATATACAAAGCGTTCTAGATTATCACACTTGCGAGCAAACTCAAGTATATTACAAGTTCCCACAACATTATCCATGACGAATTCCATTGGATAATCGATGCTGCGATCAACATGACTGCCAGCGGCCAAGTGAAGAATAACATCAACATGACCAATGCGAGTTTTTGTAAGAGGGTTAATTTCTGCTTTAAGATCATGGAAGATTACCTTTACTCGTGCTCGTGTCTGTGGGCTATGGTCTTGCATCATATCATTTAGACGGTTAAGATTGCCGCTAAAATCTAAACGATCAAGACTGATAATATTCCAATCAGTAGTTTTAAGGATATGGTCGATAACATGGGTAGCAATAAAACCTGCACCACCCGTAACTAATACATTCTTTGACAATTCAAGCTCCATTATTGATACTAATATATATGGCTATGAAACCTTTGTCAATAAATTATTAATGATATCGTTACTAATTTTTCTGGCGTGTCCATTTCTATCAACCAAAACTAGACCAACACCAGTTGGGCTTGCATCATCTGGATAAAACTCAACAGTGGCTTCACTATCTTTGCCACTTTCACGAAGATAGCGTTTTACCATATTCATCATGCGCACATTTTTAAATGTGTTTTCACAATCAATTACATTATCCATTATTCAACTCCAACAACATGTTTGCAACTACGACGAAATTGAAAACCACTGCAAGTGCAAGATTTATACGCACCATCAACTGTAACAACATAAGTGTTTCCATTGGTGCCAGTGACTTGAAATTGGCGTTTAGTGGCAGGAATAACAACTTTTGATTTAACTACATCGCCGTTGATTTTAACAATATGCTCACGAGCAATGATACGGACTGGAAACTTGTGATCACCTGTCGTAAGAGCAACCGCAGGATAATCTACCCATTTAGGAACAGAAACTTCTTCGCCTTCATAGGAAAATTGTTTGATTTGTCCGTACATAGTGTTTTTTACCGTAACAATCATACCTGCCTCCATTGCTTATACTCTTAATATAGCATAGATTTTAACATTGTCAAGCAAAAAAAAAACACCGCCGAAGCGGTGTTTTTAACGGACATCTTTAGTTTTGGCTCGTGCCGATGCCGCAAGTTTTTAAATTACTTAGATTTTTTTGGTGCCTTTGGAGCAGCCGCCTTCTTGGCACGAGGCTTCTTAACTGGCACAACTTCTGCAACTGGCGCTGCTTCTGTGACTGGCGTGTCAGCGGTAACAATAACTGGCGCTACTTCAACACGGTTTGGGTTTTGATCACTCATTGCCCATTCAGCATCGCTCAACTTATGTAACCCAACACAGTTACCTGTTGGGCTACGACCGCAGCCACAGGTTCCTTTCTTTGGTGCATCTGTAGTAACAGTTTCAGTTGCTACTTCCACATTTGATAGTGGTGCTGTAGCTATCTTTGACAAAACTTCTTCAAGTTTTGCATTTGCGTCCGCTTCCAATTTATCCAATGGATCAGGCGTCTTGTCGCTGTGAGTTAGTAATTTATAAATTACTGCAATAAGAACCGCAAGTCCAAGTAATACAATAATAGTATTCATCGATTATCTCCTTTGTAGATATTTAATATCTATAATATGACAATTAAATTAAAATGTCAAATTATTTGTATGTTGGGGAATAAAATTTAAATGCTTCCTTCCAGAAAGTGCTGTAAAGATCATTTGAAACTTGTTCTTGCATCTTCTTGAAATGCTTGCCAGCACTAACTTCTTCGACTGACTTTGCCATTTCACTTGAAATAGTTCCCATTGCACTTGCTGCTGCCTTGACAGCATCTTTTGTATAAGCAGACTGTGCATCAACAAATGCATTTAGACTCTTTGCAACAGTTTCGTTCTGTACAAAAGTCTTAACCATTGTCTTCTTTGCGTTTTGTACAGTATCAATAAATTCATCGGTATCAAACATTTCATTCTCCTTTGTGATGGCGGTTGTGCCGTTATTAATAAATTCTAATTCATCTACAGTGTATGGTTGCATCATTACTTCCTTTGCTGCACTGCATATATTTATACTGCACCGCAACAATTATGTCAATATATTATTTTAGAAAAGATCAACTGTTTCCCATGGCAATCCATCTTTGCCAAAGTGTCCGTAATTAGTCGTAGCACTATAGATAGGACGGAATAGGTCAAACTTGTTGATAATACCAAGTGGCGTTAAGTCAACATTCTCACGAATCCACTTTGTCAATGCACGACTATCGCCATTGCTTTCAACATAGAAACTCATTGGCTGTTCAAGACCAATAGCATAGGATACCTGAACTGTTGCCCAATCTGCTCGTCCGCTTGCCACGATATTCTTGGCAAGATAACGCATCATGTAAGCGGCAGACCTATCAACCTTTGTAGGGTCTTTACCACTAAATGCACCGCCACCATGAGGAGCAGAACCGCCGTAAGTATCAACAATAATCTTACGACCAGTAAGACCAGTATCGCCATCTGGACCACCAATAACAAAGCGTCCAGTAGGATTGATATGAAACTGTGTGCGAGTATCAACTAAGCGGTCAGGAAGAATACCACGAATAAGCTGTTCTACTCGTGTGCGAACCGTATGCATATCAGTATTTTCGCTATGCTGAGTAGAACACACTACCTTATCAATGCGAAATGGGTTGTTATCATCATTGTATTCAACGGTAATTTGGCTCTTGGCATCTGGACCAAGCCAATCACGACCACTCTTGCGATGTTCAGCCAATACCTTGACAATTTCATGACTATAATGGATGGCACTTGGCATAAAGTTTGGTGTCTCATTGGAAGCGTAACCAAACATCAAGCCCTGATCGCCAGCACCAAAAGTATCAGTACCTAGCGCAATATCAGCACTTTGACCATGCATTAGGTTGAGAATTTCAACAGTTCGCCAATCAAATCCACTTTGCTCATATCCAATATTTTTAATAGTATTGATAACAGCAGCATCTACTAATTGTGGATCAAGTTCGCCTTTGTATTCACCTGCAATTACTACTTGATTAGTAGTAACAAGTGTTTCACACGCACACCGATAAGATTTATCATGTGGTTGCATCATCAAATCTAGAATA